CACCCAGTGACATAGAAACACCAGCAGCTGTGGATTCACCATTGATAGAACCAGCAATGCCTGCTGAGTCAATAGCGCCTGTGGCGGTCTGCACCATAGTCTGTAGAGACTGTGCCTGTGCAAAGGTAATCTGGCTTACGTTACCGAAGTTAAACGGCTGTAGAATCTCAGCAGGGTTACCATTGGTTAGAATGGTCTTACCTGGTTGTATGCTTGGTTTAGCGCCTCTAGGCATACGAGAAGCGTCCATAGCCATCATTGGATGGATGGTTAGAGCAAGAGCGTCGATTCTAGCGCGTAGTTCTGCGTCTAACGCCTTTTGACTGTTATACCCTTTCTCACATACTCCTCGACCCCAAAAGCGGCTAGGAACTACATCCCAAGGGAATGCAACAACAGGACGATCTTGCATCATGTATGGGTTCTTCTCAGCCTTCAGCAGAATACCACCGTTAGCAATAACAACCATTGCCTCAGTGTAGTAACTTTCTTCTTCTTCGCTATCAAACTCTACTACTTCTTCTTCTGCATCATCGTCTGCCATAGCTTCTTTGAGCAAGTGCGTAGGAACAAGGCCATAGTATTTAGTCAGTCTAATCTTGTCTTCTGAAAAGCTAGTAAGGTCTTGGTCAGGCTCTAGGTTAAAGTCGGTAGTGGCTTCTGCCAAAGGTACATCACGATATACACCCTTTTCTTGCAACTGCTCAACCAAGTGGCTAGATACAAACTCGTCTACAGCACAGCCCAGTGCAGAGTCAATGTCTGTTGCTACTGGGTCAATCAGGAAGTTCTGTGGCATAACAGGACGCAGCTTAACACAAGTACGATCCTTGATGGTAACACCTACTGCCTGTAGCTCACCGCCCATAACAGGCTGTGTAGCAGGAGCCATTTCTTTTTCTTCTTCTATAACAACTTCTGCAATGCCTGTACCAAATACTGCTGCGTTGATTAGGCACTCAGCTACGTTCTTACGAACTTTGTTCTTTGCAAAGTCTTCTTCCAAGTAGCTACGCAATGCTGCAATGTCGGCAGGGTTCTGATCTCTGACATCATCTTTAATATCAAACCACTTACCACGGCCAAAGGTAGCCTCTTCTAGTTCTGCAACTGAGGACTCCACAGCCTGCTGAAGTGCAGGAGAAATAATCTTAGATCGCTCTGACTGACGGGTCTGGTCTTGTGCTGACCAATGACCACGCCATAGGCGGTAGTATTCTTCAAATTTGTCGGAGTAGTTAGCTTCGTAGTGATCGCGCCATCCGTCACACTTGTCCATTACCCAGCCTTCAATGTCCTGCTCTAGGGTGAAGTTGTCTGCGCCTTCTAGTTCCATAGTTAATATCCTGCGTATTTATCTAAAAATTCGTAGTCCTCTTCTTCATAGTCGTAAGCATAAGACACTTTGGCTAACTGGTCTATGTATGCTAATGCGTCTATCAAGTCATCGTGGACTAATTGATTAGGAAACTGAAACAACTCGTCTAGGAACTGAGCATTCCACTTGCCTTTGTTTAATACTAAGTTACCGTGTTCTATTCGGCCTTGTAGAGCCCACACAATTCTATCAGTCTTTTTCTTGTTACCGTGTGTTAACTCTTCTATTCTAAAGAATCTCTGGTTCTTCTTCATTATATCGTTTAGATACGGGTAGACAGCGTTCTTTAACGCACCCTTCTCAATACCTACTGCGACTGGTTGGTAATCTCTGACTGCTTCAAAGATTCTTCTGGCAGTCTCTTCGACGCCCCAACGGCCATGTATGATATTAGCGACCCACCAGCCTTCGACGCCCGCTTTAACCACAGCAATTGCCGTCTGGTCAAGTCGTTTGGTTTTAGTTGTAACTTTTTGTACATCTGCAAATCCTGCCAAATCGACAGCAATGTAATAATTACCATCAGAAGGCTCTTCCTCGCTAAACTTAACATCATCTTCTTTAAAGAGTTCACTTCCGTGAGCCTCAAAACTTGCCATAAACTCCTGTCGAAAAGAGAAGGCTGACATACTCTTCTCAGCAGCTTCAATCTCTTTAGGGTCTAGCAACGGGTTGTCAAAGCTAGTGTAGTGATAACCTTTAAAGGAGTTATCTTCAGATAAACTAGCATATTGGTATAAGTCATAGAAGTGGTTACGTCCCATTGGCGTACCAATGAACATCGCATCTCCCTTCTGATCCGCAAGAGCAGGTCTCAGGATTTGCTCCCACACCTCTGGTTTCATGTCAGCATATTCGTCCATAACCAAGAACTTCAGGCTAACACCACGCATAGTCTCAGGTCTATCAGCACCCTTCAGCGTCAGCAACGCACCGTTGATAAACTTAATCTGTAGGTTGTTGACATGGCTAGAGGCTATAACACTATGACCTAGCTCCAGTAGCATCTGCCACATAATGTCTCTAGCCTGTCCCTGTGTAGGGGCAACGTAGAACACCTGACCTTTCTTGGCTGACAAGCAGTTGAGTATTAGCGACCAAGCGGCTAACCTACTCTTACCAGTACGTCTACCTGCGGCAATAACCTTAAAGCGTGTAGGGTCGTTGTAAACCTCTTGCTGCCACGGTAACAGCTCAACCTTTAAATCAGTCAAGCTAGTACGTCCACATTACAGGAGACTCGTTACTGTCCAAGCTGCGGATGTCAACATGCACAAAGTCACGAGCAACTCCAATTCCTGAAAAGCCCATCTTGATAGCCTCCTCAACAATCTTAAACCGCTGTATACCGTCTGTAACTTTAATGTCTGCTGCAATGCCTTGAGCATGAGTTCCTGCTTTCTCCTTCTTTGCTTCTATGGGGTGGTCTTCAGAACGATAACCACTTGTAATAACAAAGGGGAACCCACATCGTGCACGTAACAAATCTAACTTCAATAACAGTCTATCACTAATCTTATTCTCGCCAGTGTACTGACAAGCAAACTCTTCTCTAGTAAAATAGTCTAAGTCTTCATTGATACTATACATCTGTGTATTCCCCTTCTATGGGTTCTTCATTACCGCTTATGACGGTTGTCTCGCCACCAACGCCTGTAATGGAGATGTTAATGGCGCTTTTGCCGCCACTAGCCTTATCCTTTTCAAAATAGCTGACAGGTAATAACCTATCCATGCAGAGCTTCCAAGCCGCTGCCTGGTTCTTATGCTCATCGTCTAACGCAGCATTCATTATAGAATCTAACACCTTCTTACTCTTAGGCGATGCTAACATTCTTGCTTTATACTCGTTGATAATGGCTGCATCACCTTTAGGTCTACCAACGCCTCTGCGTTGTCCCTTGGTAACACTCTGCACCTTCGCCTTCTTAGGTCTTCCTATCTTCTTTTTCTCAGTCATAGAATTGCCTCTATAGAGATACTATGTAGACTGTATAGTCGCTAACGCTCTGTTGCTTTAAAGCACTAGAGACTTTAAAGCTTTAAAGCATTAAAGACATTGTAAGGCTAAGAATAATAATTATTTGATCTTAAATTCCTCTTTAACGTCTAAAATGCTTTAAAGCTATATAACTTTAACAACTTAAACACTCTTTAATGAACTATATAGCTAGTATAGCATATTTCTGAACAGAAGTCAAGCATTATTTACTGTTATTGTTATAATAGTTACTAGGTTACCTCTCCCCAGTTCCTTTATAGGCGGATTCTGGTTAATAACAGCGTCTCCGCAGTGGCTTTTTTATTCCTTTATTATCAACTACTTAGCTATATAGCCTATAGCTATAAACACCCCAGTTTTAATAGCCTATTTTGACTCTTTTTTGTATCTGGGCGGGTACAGTAACAATCTCCGCAGCTACGCCGCCTCCCCCGTCCCCTCTAGCATACCCACCTTAGTCTGTCAAGCCTAGAGCGTGACCAGTAGAGGCTGATCAGTCACCATAGATCCTGTACAGTTGAGAGAGTGTGTGCTAGTGGGTACTGTCTAGACCATCTAGCACTATCTAGCCACCCCGTCAATGCTTTGTAGGTTTATTGCTGTGACTCGATAGCCTGGTCTGGTCACGTTAATGCTTGACTCCCCAGGTTCTTTGTAGTATTCGCGCACGCCCGCTCCTTATACTATGGCAGCAATACAGTTATGCTATTAGGTTATATAGTTATAACTAATTGTTCTTAATCCTGTTTGACTTTGTGTTGACTCTGTACCTGGATAAACTATAATGAACCCATCAAGACAAAAAACACACAGGAACTACTACAATGAACACTTATATTGATACTAAACAGCTTATCCCTGAAATATTAGAGCTTGGATGGATTGTTAAAAATGATACTTGGACGGATTGCCCATGGTCTGTATATGACCAGTTACAGGCAGACTATGTGGCTTATCAGATAGAAATGGAGGAATAAGACAATGGACAATCAGAGACAGATAGAGATAAACAGAGCACACCAGTATTTACAAAGTAAGATGCTGGCGCGGGAGCTAAAACGACTAGACAGAGTCTACTATTTCGTGATAACTCTTGCCGTCACTACTACACTGGCCAGCGTTATTACCTACATAAATCTAAATTGGAGTGTATAAGATGATTATTAAACCCGTTGATATTTACGAGTTCCGCCGCGCCTTTGCAGACTATAACCGCGCCGACCAGTTTAGCTATGAAGGGCTGGGCGCTTTGTTCGACTGGCTGGACGAATTAGCAGAAGATACAGACACACCCTATGAGCTTGATGTTATAGCGCTATGCTGTGAGTTTACAGAGTACAAGAACTTTGAGGAGATTTACGACAATTACAGCAACACAGAGATTGAGAACATTGAGGATTTACGCGACCATACCAGCGTAATAGAATTTAATGGCGGTATAATTATCCAAGACTTTTAAGAGAGGGCAGCATGAGCAATTACAAATCAGCTATAGACAGAATTAACAAGGCGCAGACAGTAGAGGAACTGCACAAGGTAAGCGAAGGATTGGAGCGTGTTTACAAGTGGGCGCAGCTTACAGATAGCGAATATATGCGGCTAGATGGTAAACTCTGCGACAGAATAAACCTATTGAGCTGGCAACGACTACGCGCAGATTATCCAGCTATTGAGCGCAGAGTCTAAATAATTCCCCGTAGTAGTCCAACCCTTGCCCAGTGTAACAGCTGGGCTTTTTTATGCGC